TTTTCTTCCTGGCACTGTGGGCAGGACTTGGTCAGCACATCGCTGGGATGGGCTGCCGAGCGACCGTTGACGTAGATGGCGTCAACCGGACCGTGGCGACGGATGTTGCCGGCGAAAGCAGTTGCTCTTGCCCGGTACTTTACGGGTGCCGCGCCCGACTTGCTGCACCAGCAGTCCGGGCGAGCAGGTTGGTCGCAGGAGAGCGATGAGGTCGACTTCGGGGATATTGAATCCAACCGAGAACACATTGACACCGGTAAGGCAGCGGATCTCACCGGCGCGGTAGGCAGCGAAGATAGCGTCCCGCTCGTCGCTCGGAGTCTCGGCCACGACGGTTTCACAGCTGATGCCGTGTCGACGCATCGCATCGCGCACGCCAAAGGCGTGATTAACGCCGCAGCAGAATGCCAGCCAATTGCGCCGCTTGGCACCCTTATCGACGATCTCCGCGACCGCGCCGTCGACCACGTCGGTGACATTGGCCGCGTGCTCGAGCTCGCCGGCAATAAATTCGCCGCCGCGGCGGCCGACGCCGGTGACGTCGATCTTGGCGCTGGTTGCCTTCGAGCTCAGCGGCGCTAACCAATCGTCGCGGATGCCGTCGCGGATGCCATAACTGAACACGGTCTTATCGAACAACGCGCCGTCGCCGTGATCGAGATAGCCGGTGTCGAGACGAAAGCAGGTGGCGCTAGCACCGGCCATACGCAGGTCGGGGCAAACCGTGCGTAGGGTGTCGATGAGCGTCAGATACATGCCGTCGCCGTCACGCGGCACCAGCTGTACCTCATCGATCAATAGCAGGTCGCGCCGACCGAGCTTATCGGCATCGCGATAGAGCGTCTGGATGGTACCGAAGATGATTTGCTGGTCGTGGTCGCGACGGTTGAGACCGTCGTTGCAGATGCCGTAAGGCGCATCAGGCCAGACGGACAACAGTGCATCGACATCCTGCTCGACCAACTCGCGCACGTGAACGGCGAGCAAGATTCGCAACGAAGGATTCGCCGCAATCGCGCGGCGCATGGCTTCGGCCAGCACTAGGCTTTTGCCGGTTGCCGTCGCCATATCGATCAGCGCAGCGGTGCCGCCGGCTTTCCAGTATTGCTCGAGCGCGCTCAGCGCGTCGTTCTGGTAAGGACGCAACACGACCATGGATCACCCGTGAGAAATTCATGGGATCGCTCGTTCGGTTGGTTTGGTCGGTTGCGTTGGTTTGGTTCGTTCGGTTCGTTCAGCTACCCGGCGGCAGGTTGGCGCCTGTCGCCGGGCGGCAAATCAGAAGAGTAAGTCAGTAAGTGATCTCGTCGTCGAGAGCCGCGCTCGGCGACGGCTTTGCCTTGCGCCAGGGCGGGACGTTACCGTTGGCGCCGCTGGTGTCGCCGACGGCGTTGCTGGCGGACTTGGCGGCCGGTGCAGCCGTCGCGGACACTGCCGTCGTTGGTGATGGCGCCGATGCAGACGGCTGCGTAGCCTTGGCGGCCTTGGCAGTCTTAGCAACCCGCTTCACCGGTGCATCAATCTGCAAGACGCGTGACACCCGGTTCTTATCCGCATAGATGCCCCGCTTATCCTGTTCGATCCCGACTCTGATTTGACAAGGGTTGAACTTGAACACCGCGACGTCGGTCACCTGCTCGTCGATGCCGGTGGCTACGCACAAATCTTTAAACTGCCGTCGACCGATTGTGGTCGCTTCGATCGACGAGTGTATGAAGGTGATGCGTTGAAAGACATAGCGCCCCTCGTACTCGCCTTCGGTGATCTGCCAACTCAAATGGATACCCCAGCCGTCACCGGACTGTGGTTGCGATACTGAGGCATCGGTGATCTGGGCCTTGTACCAATCGACTGGCACAGTGTCGAACTTGCTACCCTCCTGCGTCTGCGGATCGAACGTCTCGGGTAAGGCAGTTTCGCTTTCTGGAATGTTGGTCATGATGTAGCTCCTGCTGCGCGGATTGGGATTGCCTCTACCGGCGCAGCGGACGGCAGAAGGGGTGCCAACTTGCTGGCAAAATCGAAGTCGATCGGTACCGGCATTTTCGTCGGCAGGCCGTAGCGATTCTTCGCCACGAAGGCGGGACGGCCCTCGAAATGCAAATAGCGCAGCGCGCCGCCGTCGGCCCGCACGCGCTTCTTGCCGAAGCCTGCATCCTCATTCTTGATGGCGATGTCAGTAGCGAGAAAGCCGATAACGTCGGCCCAATCCTGCAGCAGGCCGCGGGCGCGCCGGTGCACGCGGAGTTGGTATGCCGTGTAGCTGGGGGCGCGCGGATCGTTGATGACCTCAATCGCGCTGTGCGCGATTAGCACAACGATCATGCCGCGAGTCCGGCGCAACCAGTCGAAGCCGGCCAACAGGTCGCGCCAACTTGCGTCTGCCTGCACGTAGCCTCGACCGTAGCCGGGCGCCTCGATCGACGACCAGTTGTGCTCGCGACAAACTGCAGACCAGATCAGCGGCTCGAGCGCATCGATGCTATCAAGCACAAGGGTACGATAGCTGTGCGGCTCGTTGCCGAGCGCGGCGATGGCGTCGTGCACCGCGCCGAGATTTTCGAGCGTGCCGAACGATGTAAGCTCGAGCTTGGCCGGGGTGCCGTCCTCGGTCTGCAGGAAAACCGGAGCCGGAAACGCGGTTGCCAGCGTCGTCTTACCGGTGCCCTCAAGACCGTGAATGAGGAACCGCGGCGGCATCGTTGCCGTGATCCGGCGAATATCAGCAAGCGTTTTCATGGTTCCCCCGAACCGGCATTACGATTGCGAACGTCGATGGGTCGTCGGGATTAGCGAAGTGGATCGGCGTTCCGGGGCCATTGACGGCAATGGCGACGCGCTTGCCGGTGAGAGCGTTGAGCGCGTCCTGGGCAAGGGCGATCCGCAGCGCGGTTTTGCCGCTACCCTTGGTCTTGGCGTCGACCACGTCATCGACATCGGCGCCAGCGTCAGTACGGCAAACGTGCAGAGCCCCGTCATTCCAGGCGAAGGCGACGGTACGCATTGTACCTTTGGTTTCCGGGTTGATCGTTGCCTCGACGCGGGCGAGTGCCGCCATGAGCTCGTCGCGGTCAACGCAAACAAAAGCACCGTAATCGTTCGGGACGACGCGCGCGTAGTCGGGAAAAGTCGCATCGATGAGCTTGGAGGTGAGCCGCAGATCCGGCAACGAGAGTTCAAACAGCCGATCGGAAACCCACAGTTTCACGCTTGCGGCGACGCCTTTGCGCCGGAGCAGCTTAACGACGATGTCGGCGGTTTTGCTGGGAACGATGACGGCGGGCATATTCGCGGCGCCGGCAGGAAGCGACAGATCGATCTGTGCAAGGCGGTGGCCGTCGGTCGCAACGCTGCGCAGCGTTGGTACCTCAGCGGTACCCGGAAGAACGTGGAGAAAGACGCCATTGAGGTAGTAGCGCGTCTCCTCGCTTGCAGCTGCGTAGCCGGTGGCCTCGATCAGGCGGAGCAGGTCTTTGGTCGCGAGCGAGAACTCCACCACGTTGTCTGCAGGCGCCGCCGACTGCGGCAGGAGATCGAGCGACAGGCCGGGAATTTTGAAGCGTGAGCGCCCGGCGGTAACGACGACGTTATCCTCGTTACGGACAAGCCGCACCGTCTGGTCGGAACGCAGCTTGGCCAGCACACCGCTAAGCGAGACGCAGCGCGCCAGGGCCTCGCCGGTTTCGATAACGGTAACGGGCACGCTGGCAGCGACACGGCGATCGAGAGCATCGACGACAAACTCGACGCGGTCGTCCTTGACGGCCAAGCGCACCATTTTCAGCGCCTCGATATTCGACCTATCGTCGAGCGCGAGCTCCGCCGAGGACAACGCGGCGGCGAGCGCGCCGGCGGTGCTTTCCAGCTTCACGATCCGTCCCCGCCACGCTGCTCCAGCAGATCGAGCAGAGGTGCGGGCCGCAGTCGCCGGCGGCGTCTACGCTTCTCGTCAGTTGCGGATTGATCGTCGCCCACAAATCGCATGCTGCGCCCGTAAGGCGCGCGCAGTCGGCCAATTCTGGGCGGCACGTGGAGTCTGTATTCAGGGTCATAGCTCGCGTTGTGGGGCTTACCGACAGCGTTAAGCCCGTTGGACTTTTGACGTTTATGCATGGCTTACCTCGTCCGCGCCTGCCGCGGGCATTGCTTTCAGGTCGAGTGTCTTGGACGGATTGTCGTTGATGCGCTGCGAATTTTTTGCAGCTGCAATGAAACGTTGATGCCGTCGCGCTCAAGGCGGCGCTCGAGAAGATCGAGAAGCCGCGAAGCCGAGAGATGTTCAGAGACGCGCGCCTCAAGCTCGAGGCGCCAACTCTCAGACATAGCCTTGAGACCGTCGGTCAGTTTGAAGTCCCTGAAGATCGCCTTCAGGTCTACCGACTTCTCCCGCGCCTTGTTTTGCTGATCGGCAGGCTCCTGACAGCCACTGCTTTCGAGCTCGTCGCCATCGTTGCCATCATGATCGGAGCCGATGTCGTCGCGCATCAGCTGCAAGAAGTGTCGTTGTACCTCTCCGGGTGCTGCGGCAAAGTGATTAAGAAGTTTCCGAGCGGCACGCTCATGCGATGGCTTTAATGCCGCATCGGCGTCTTGCAGGTCTCCGATTTCGACATCGTTGAGGGCGAGCGAGGCTCGGCCCCCGGGGGCGATATCGGCGCCGGGCGGCGGGCTCGTTCCGTTCTTTTTACACTCGATGGCGCTGACATTCTTGCCCGCGACAGCCTCAGCAACGAGTTGCTTGACATCCTCGGTGTGCCCACCTTCGGGCGCGCCTCGATTGAGAAAGACCAGCGCATCGATCTCGCGCGCGCTGTCGAGCGACGTGCCTTTGATCCTTTGCATCACGGCGTCGCCGAGCTTCATCGTGCGATAGATCGTGGCACGGACCCGGTTCGGCGGCTCGCGCGTGACTTCGAGCTCGGCGGCGTATACTTGTGCCGCTTCTGGCTCGCGCTGCTTGGCGGTCTTCGGATACGCTGCGGTCTCGATGGCCGCGAACTTCGCCCGCATCTCCGCCGCCGAGGCTTCGGGGTCGCCGGCGTTATCGGCCGGTTGTCCGTTAGCTAACGGACGAGAAATTTTCTTTCGCTCTTCGTGTTCCCGAACCCGCTTCGCACCAGCGGCGCGAACCTGCTCGACCGTCTTGGTGCCGTCGGCGATTGCCAGAAGCTCATAGGCGCGCGAGCGGCCGAGATTGCATTCAGCCCTAACGATATTTTCCCAGTCGTCCGGGCTTACCAGCTTTATCGCTTTAACGTGCTGCCCGATGGCGGTTTGGTACTGCTCCACCTTCGCCTCGGCGTGCTTAAGTTTGACGCCGAGCGCGTTGATTGCTTTGACGTGATCTCGGATGAGAGACGCGAGCCCATCGAGCACCGCCACGGTCCGGACGGGGTCGACCGCGACTGCTACCGCCACGGTGTTGGTGGCCGCGATGCTCGCGGAGACCGGATTGATCGCGGCAACTTCGCCGTTGAAATTCCGAACAAATCTCGTATCTAATCCCGCGGGATTTGAGTTCATGCTCAATTCCTCCCGGGGCGGCGCGTTTGGACTTCGACACTCGAAGCGCGCCGGCCCTTTCCCTTTCTCAGCCAGTAAGTTTGTGCGCGTGACGAGTCAGTCGCGCCTTCGACGCAATCAGTTCTTTGCCGTCTTTCCCGATCGGCCAGGCGCCCTCTTTTTTGTCGCGCTTTCTCCTGGCCTCGTAGTAAAGCTGCTCTCTCGTGAGCCCGAGGAACTCGGCAATCTTCTCCGCACCGCGCAGGAGATCGTCGGCTAGCCGCTCGCCAGATTTTTCAGATTGATCGTCCATCGACATCCCCCGGTGTTCGGAGAACGTCGTCTCTAATAGAGCCTACTGGAGCCGCCCGCACTAATCGCGAAATCGCGGAACGAAAAAAACTCCGCGATTTAGTCTCGCGATTTCATTTTACAATGCGCTGACCGGGCCTTCGCTTCAATTGCGGCGCGGCGTTGTCTATGGCCGCGCGCAGGTCGTCTCGCGGCACCTCGGTCTTGAAGTGATTGTTCGCCTCGATTTGAAGGGCCTCAAATGTCGGCCGCCTATCCGGCCGTTGTTTCACATCCGGATATTCTTTGGCGAGATCCCTAAGCCAATTCTCCAAATCCGCTCGCGACGGTTTCCCGGGCCGCCACGTCGGCTTGACCGGCACGGCTGGCGGACGACGGACACGCACGTCAATGAATTCGTCGTGCGTACCATTGCAGAGGCGTTCGACCGCCCAGTCCGGCGTCAGCCGCATGAGCTCGGCAGGCTGGACCGGGCGATAGGCACGCCCACGCACGCCTTTGATCCCCTCAACCAAGAGCTCGCCATTCTGCATGGCGCGCCACGAGAGGGCCCAGAGCTCCGGCAAAAGGTCGTTGAGCGGGGGGAGGACCCAGCGGCGTGGATCGCTGGGGTAGTCACCAGCCGTCAATGTGCGCAGAATCGCGCCCTCGATGACGCCCGCTTCGAGCAGCCTGAACGCCTGCTGCAGCAAGACATTGTCGCCGTTATCGATCTTCCAGAGCTCGACCAGCTGCTGAGCGTAGAGACGTGGCCCATCGAGATGCGCGCCACGGGGTATTGGGGGCAGTAGAGCGATGCGAAACTCGAGTTCGAGCGACGAGA